ACTTATCCTTCAGATAGTGGTCTAAAAATACAGACAGAAGCAGATTTCCTGCCCCTTGTGAACTGCGCAGTCCGAAACTGATACCTTCTGGCAGCAGCTTAACAAACCGCTCCAACAAGACCAACAGCCTTTTGTCCTTGAACACCCTCCGGAAGCACCACATAACAAAGTCCTGCCGCGCATTGTCATAAAACCTCCGGATGTCAAATTTGTATGCGTAAAGCGTGCCTTCCGGATTTTTTTGCAAATCGGTACGTATGCAGTTCATCAGGTCATGAGTACCGCGCCTTTTGATGCTTGCACCGGTTGTCCGG